CAAGCACCTCGCCGAAATCCCCGCCCTCGTCGCGTGGCTGCCGGCCGCGCTCGAACCGGGGCGCAACGGCGGGTCCTCAGTCAGTGGCACCAGAAGCCCCGCAGCGCCGCTCAACCTGTCCGCCCTAGACCTCACCATGCCCGCACGCCTCCAGGCCGCCACAGGGCCTCTCAGCGACCAAACCGGTGACCCCGGCGCCGCTACCGTCCTCGCCCTGTGGGTCGACGACTGGCGCAGCTACGGCGCCCCCGGCACCGTCCAGCCCCGACCCACCGTCCCCGACCTCGCCACATGGCTCCACAACCGGTTCCACTGGGCGTGCGACAAGCACCCCGCCATCGACGACTTCGCCCACGAGATCGCCACCCTGCACCACCAGCTCCGGGCCGTACTCCACCTCGTCAAACCCCGTGCGGAACTGTGCCAAGGTGTCAGATGCCGTCAATGCGACACCATGGCGCTGTACCGCACGCCCGGCGACGACCGCATCGTGTGCGACAACTGCCCCGCCCTCTATACCCACGCCGAGTACGCCGAGTGGACAGGCCTGCTCGCCGCACCGCTCACCGCACAGACCAGGAGACCCGCATGAGCACCGACCGACCGGAAATCGTTCTCCACGTTGACCACGCCAACTGGCATGGCACCGCCTACATCCGAGGCTCCGTTACCAACCGAGGCGCCGGAGAGTTCGGCGAACTGTTGATCGCCGCCCTCAAGGCGTTGCGGCCCGACGACGACCGCTCCCGGTTCGAGGTTATCCGCGTACCAGTGACGACAGTCGAGCCGCAAGACGCGCCGTGACCTGCTTGCACGCATGATCCACGGTGCGTAACATCGCCTGCCAACAGGACCAGTCCGCGCACGGGGGTGACCATGCCCCTCCCAAGCCCCGACGGACTCCTCCTCACCACCGACGAAGCCGCCACCCACCTCGGCGTACGACCCGTCACCATCCGCCAATGGGCAGCCCGCGGCCACCTCGCCAGCGTCGGCCGCCTACCCGCCGGCGGACCAGCCCTGTACCGCCTGGTCGACCTCGCCCAGGCCGAAGCCAAGACCAGGCCCCGCTCCAACCGCGCCGCCTGAAAGAGGGGGGCATGCCACTTCGGCCCTGCCTCGAATGCGGGCGTCTCGTTCGAACCCCCCGGTGCGCTTCATGCGGCAACCCCCACCAGCGCCTGAATACACACAGTGAGCGACAGCGGCGAGCGAGGGTAGTGGATCAATGGCGGACTACACACGGTGACTGGTGTCCTGGTTACAGGGTGCAACCCCACCTTTCCCATGACCTCACCGCCGACCATGTTCACCCCGTTGCAGCAGGTGGAAGCGAGCACGGATTACTCTCCGTGTTGTGTCGCTCCTGCAACAGCCGCAAAGCAGCACGTGTACAGCCCAAGGGGGGCGGGTAGGCATCGAGAAAAGCCGATGGCCCTGCGCGACCCCAAACCCCTTCGCGCGTGTGCACTCAGAATGACGGACTTCGATCCCGCAGTCTCAGAGGTGTCTGAGTCGCGATCCTGGAACGAACCGGACATCACGGAGAGTGACGTTACGTAGAGTGAGGTGCGGCGGTGGCGACACGTGGCAGGCCCCCGGCACCGCTCGAAGTGAAGCGTCGCCGCGCCCGCTACGAGGGCACCGACTCTGGTGGCCGCAAGCTGCCCGTCGTCGGTGAGGTCGTGGCGTTGCCGATGGCCGAGGGTGTGCCGCCGTTGCCGCCCGGCATCGAGGCGGCCGGCGCCGAGCTGTGGCGCCGCGCGTGGGCCGAGGCCATCACGTGGATCTCCCCGGCGTCGGACATGGCGGCCGTGATCGAGGCGTGCGAGGTCGCCGACGACCTGGCCGTGGCGCGCCGCCGGTACCGGGCCACGTCGGACCCTGCTGACGCCCGTGCGCTGGCCGCGTTGGGGAAGCGGTTCGACGAGGCGCTCGGCGTGCTCGGCTTCAACCCGACGGCCCGCTCACGTCTCGGCGTGGCCGAGGTGAAGCGGGCGTCGGCCCTCGACCAGTTGCTGACGAGGCGTCAGAGTGCAGGTTGAGGGCTGGCCGCCACGGTGGCTGACCCCGGTCCCGGACGAGGACGTCGCCCGCGGCGACGGTGCCCTGTTCAGCGACTTTGCGCAGGCGGTGTGCCGGGTCGACAAGGATTCGCTGGCTAGTCCGGCCGGGGAGCTGCTGGTTTTCCGGGCCTGGCAGCAGCAGCTCCTCGGCCACCTGCTCGCGCGGCGTCCGGATGGTCGTCTGCGGCACCGCCAGGCGCTCGTCGGGGTGGCGCGTAAGAACGGCAAGTCGGGTGTCGGTGCGGCGCTCGGCCTTGGTGGGCTGGTGCTGGGGCCGCAGGGCGGCGAGGTGTACTCGTGCGCGGCGGATAAGCAGCAGGCGAAGGTCGTGTTCGACACGGCCCGCCGCATGGTCAAGATGGACCCGGAGCTGTCGCAACTCCTCAAGGTCTACAGGGACGTCATCGAGTTCGAGAAGACCGGGTCGGTGTACCGGGCGTTGTCCGCCGAGGCGTACACCAAAGAGGGTCTGAACCCCCACCTGGTTGTGTTCGACGAGGTGCATGCCCAGCCGAACCGGGACCTGTGGGACGTCATGGCCCTGGCGCAGGGCGCCCGGGTCGAGCCGTTGATGGTGGGCATCACTACCGCCGGGGTGCGGACGGACACGACGGGGCAGGACAGCCTGTGTTACGGCCTGTACCAGTACGGGCAGCGGGTCGCCTCTGGCGAGCTGGACGACCCGACGTTCTTCATGGCGTGGTGGGAGCCCCGTAACCCGGAGGCGGATCACCGTGACCCGGCGACGTGGCGTGAGGCCAACCCGGGCCTGGCGGATCTGGTGTCTGCCGAGGATCTCGCGTCGGCGGTGCTGCGGACGCCTGAGAACGAGTTCAGGACGAAGCGGTGCAACCAGTGGGTGGCGACTGAGCAGGCGTGGTTCCCGACCGGCCTGTGGGACTCTCTGGCCGTCCGCAGGGCGGTCCCTGACGGCTCCGAGGTCGTGCTGGCCTTCGACGGGTCGTTCTCCGGTGACTCGACCGGGCTGACGGTGCACTCGGTGGTCGACCTGCACATGGACGTTGTCGCCTGCTGGGAGAAGCCGACCGGCGAGACGGGTTGGCGGGTCAACCCCGACGAGGTCGAGACGACGCTGCGTGACGCCTTCGAGCGCTGGAAGGTCCGTCACTGTGTGTACGACCCGCGGATCTGGCAGCAGATGTTCGAGCGGCTGGCCGCCGAGGGGTATCCGTGTGAGGCGATGCCGCAGGGTCTGGCGATGATCCAGGCCGCCCAGCGGCTGTATGACGCGGCGAAGGACCGCAAGCTGACCCACTCGGGTGAGCAGCGGCTGGCCCGCCACGTCGGGAACGCTGTGATCAAGGCGACGCCGCAGGGCTGGCGGGTGCAGAAGGAGTCCCCGAACTCGCCCCGCAAGATCGACCTTGCGATCTGCGCGGTGATGGGCCACGCCTACGCCGCCGCCCTGGAAGCGCCGTCCCCGGCGCCGTGGGCGATGTATGGCTAGCCGGGCACGAGCGGTCGTAACGAACCCCAAGGCGTGGATGTGGTTCCACGGCGTCCAGGCCGTCAAGTGGCTGTGCCTGTTCGGACCCGGCATGTGGCTGTGGCGCGACTCCGTGCCGTTTCTGATGTACGTCTCCCTCGATACGGCTCTGGCTGGGGCTCTGGCCGGGTTCGGGACCGCGTTGGCCGCGCGGAAGGCCGACCCTGAGGACCCGCTCTGACCTGGTGAGGAGAGCCGTGGCGAACCGTTTGACCCGCTTCCTTGACTGGCTGAACGGCGGACCCACCGGCATCGAGCAGCGGTACAGCTTCTCCGACTACGCGAACGAGAAGATGTCGTTCGGCGGCTGGCAGTACCCGCTCCTGGGCCTCACCTCGTACGGGGAGAAGCAGGAGTCGATCGGGAACAGCTTCACCGGCTACGTCAACGGCGCGTACAAGGCCGACGGCGTCGTCTTCGCGACCGTACTGGCCCGCATGCTGCTGTTCACCGAGGCGCGGTTCCAGTTCCAACGGTTGGAGAAGGGCCGGCCGGGGGACCTGTTCGGCTCGCCCGCCCTGGAGCTGCTGGAGCACCCGTGGCCGAACGGCACCACCGGCGAGCTGCTGGCCCGCATGGAGCAGGACGTCTCGCTGTCGGGGAATTTCTACGCCGTTCGCGAGCGCAGGCGTTTGCGCAGGCTGCGGCCGGACTGGGTGTCGATCGTGCTCACGGCGGCGCCGGATCAGGCGGTCGAGTCCGACGTCGCTGGCTACGCCTACCACCCCGGCGGGCCAGGTAGCCGCACCCGTCCGGAGATTTTCCTTCCGGGCGAGGTGTGTCACTGGTCCCCGATCCCGGATCCGGAGGCGCAGTACCGCGGCATGTCGTGGCTGACGCCGGTGGTCCGCGAGGTGCAGGCCGATCGCGCGGCGACGGCGCACAAGCTGAAGTTCTTCGAGAACGCGGCTCCTCAGCCATATGATGCAGGGGTGCTAACTCCTACAGGCTGGGTCGAAATGGGCGACCTGAAGGTCGGCGACCGCGTCTTCGGCTCCGATGGGAAGCCGAAGACGGTCCTGGGCGTCTACCCGCAGGGCATCCAGGACATCTACCGCGTCACCTTCTCCAGCGGCGCGACCACCGAATGCACCGCAGACCACCTCTGGACGGTCGCCAACGCCTACGACAGGCAGCGTGGCGTGACCCGCACCCAGACCCTGGAGAAACTGGTCCAGCAGGGCATCCGCTACGACAGCGGCCCCTACAAGTGGTCCGTGCCGCTGGTCGACCCGATGGAGTTCGACGACCCCGGCGACCTGCCGATGGACCCGTACCTGCTCGGGTCGCTGCTCGGCGACGGCAGCTTCCGCTCCAACGGCAAGGGCAGTGGCGGCGTCGCGTTCGCGGCCTGTTCCTCCGACGTCGACGAGCAGGAAGCGTTGCTGTCCGCGTTGCTGCCGGCCGGCGTCACCATCAGCCGCCGCAACCGTGGCGGGTGGTCCGAGTTCTACTTCAAGGGTCCGGGCGGGCCACGCCCCAACCCGTTTACGCAGGTCATCCGGGACATGGGCCTGTTCGACGTCCCCGGCTACGAGAAGTCCATCCCGCAGCAGTACCTACGGGCCTCGGTGACGCAGCGTGTCGGCCTGCTTCAGGGCCTCATCGACACCGACGGCAACATCGATGGCCGGCAGCCGAACACGGTCCGGTTCGACACCACCAGTCAGGTCCTTGCGCAGCAGGTTGTTGAACTGGCGAGCAGCCTCGGCGCCGTGGCGTCAGTCCGGCTCGGCCGGGCAGCAACGGAGCGCGGCCGTGCTCAGTGGCACGTGACCATCAGCAGGCTTCCCGAATGGATCAACCCGTGCCGTCTCGCCCGCAAGGCGAAGGCGTACTCCCCGAAGTTCCGGGGTGGCCGGTGGCGGTTCATCCAGTCGGTGGAGTACGTCGGGCCGAAGCCGGCGCAGTGCATCGCGGTCGACTCGTCTGACCACCTGTACGTGACGGACGGCTACGTCCTGACGCACAACACCCCCAACCTCGCCGTCTCGCTGAAGGAGACGGTCACCGAGGAACAGTTCCGGGCGTTCATGGCGGCGATGAACGCCAGCCACCAGGGCGTCGACAACGCGTACAAGACGCTGTTCCTGGGTGGCGGCGCTGACGTCACCGTTGTGGGTTCTGACCTGCGGCAACTGTCGTTCAAGGACACCCAGGGCGCCGGCGAAACCCGGATCACCGCGGCCGGTGGTGTGCCTGCCGTGATCGTGGGCCTGTCCGAGGGCTTGCAGGCGGCGACGTACAGCAACTACGGGCAGGCCCGGCGCAAGTTCGGCGACCACTGGGCGAGGCCGCAGTGGCGTTCGGCGTGCGCGGCGCTTCAGACGGTTCTTCAGCCGCCGGCTGGCACGCGGCTCTGGTACGACGACCGCGACATCGCGTTCCTGCGCGAGGACCAGCTCGACAGTGCCGAGATCGCGTTCCGCAAGGCGCAGACGATTCGGGCGCTGACCGACTCGGGATACACCGCGGAGTCCGTTGTGGGCGCCGTTCTCGCCGACGATTTCGCCCTCTTGTCCCATTCGGGCCTGTTTAGCGTGCAGCTTCAACCGCCCGGCACCACGGCGCCGGCCCCCGCCCCCGCGAAGGAGGCCCCGTGAAGGTGTCCCGGTTCTGCACCCGCGCCGTCGAGTTCCGTGCCGAGGGCTCCGGTGATGGCAGGACGCTGGAAGGCTACGCGGCCGTCTTCAACGACCCGACCCGCATCGACTCGTGGGAGGGCATGTTCGACGAGCAGATCGCCCGCGGCGCGTTCGCCAAGACGATCGCCGAGCGTAAGCCCGTCCTTCAGTTCGATCACGGCTACGACGCCCGCACCGGCTCGGTGCCGATCGGCGCGCTCGACGAGCTGCGCGAGGACCGTCGGGGCCTGTACGTGCGCGCCCGGCTGTTCGACAACGCCGTCGTGGAGCCGATCCGGCAGGCGATCGAGGGCGGCGCCATCGACGGCATGTCGTTCCGGTTCAAGGTGCCGGCCGGCCGCGACACGTGGAAGAAGCGCGAGGGCGACGTCGACCTGCGCACCATCCGCGAGGTCGAGCTGTACGAGCTCGGGCCGGTCGTGTTCCCGGCGTACGCGTCCACCTCTGTCGGCGTGCGTTCGCTGCTCGCCGGCCTTGACGACGACGACCGGGCACGGCTCGTGCACGAGCTCGCCGAACTACTCCGCACCACCCCCGATGCCGACCAGCAGGTCACCTCGGAGCCTTCGACCGTCGCGCCGGCACAAGCCACCCGCGGTCTGTCCCCGCACGTGCGTGCACGTCTGCTCGCCGTGCCCACCCTGACAACCTCAGGAGACAGAACGTGACACCACAGGAGCGGCTTGAGGCCATCGAGGTCGAGCTGCGATCCATCCACGACGCAGCGGGCGACAACCCGCTCGACGAAGCCCAGCAGAAGACCTGGGACGACCTGACCGCCGAACGGTCCACGCGTGAGGGCGAGGTGCGGGCGATCGAGGCCCGCCGTACCCAGGTCGCCACCCTCGCCACCCGCCCGACCCACGTCGAGCAGGGCGACGGCACCCGCAGCGCACCCAACGTCATCATCAAGGACGACCCCTACGAGGTGCTCCAGTCACGCGGCGTCGGCATGTCCACCGGCGAGATCCGGCGCAAGCTCGTCGACGGCAACCTCCGCGCCGCCGAAGGCCTCATCGAGGGTGTCGACGCGCAGCGCAACTTCGAGAAGATCGTCAAGCGGCACGCGTCGGACTCGCCGTGGGCCGCCGGCATCCTCGCCCGGTCGCACCCGGACTACCTGTCGGCGTTCTCGAAGCTCGTCACCGGCCGGGCCGCGTTCCTGAGCGAGGACGAGAAGCGTGCGGCGATGGCGGTCGGGACGAACACGGCCGGTGGGCACCTGGTGCCGACGCACCTCGACCCGACGCTGATTCTCACGTCCAGCGGCACGAGCAACGTGATTCGCGGCATCTCCCGCGTCGTCACGCTCACGGACGGGAACACGTGGCGCGGCGTGACCACGGCTGGCGCAACGGCGAGCTGGGACTCGGAACTCAGCGAGGTGAGTGACGACACGCCGGCGGTGGCGCCCGTGTCGATCCCGTTGTACAGCGGGCGTGCACTCGTTCAGGCCAGCATCGAGGCCATGGAGGACATCAGCGGCCTTACCTCCGACGTGCTGATGATCCTGGCGGACGCGAAGGACCGCCTTGAGGCGGTGGCGCACGCGACCGGCTCCGGGTCGGCGCCGACCGGCATCTTCACCGCCCTCGACGCCAACACCAACGTCGAGATCATCTCGGCCACGGCGAACGTGATCGCGCTGGCCGACCTGCACTCCGTGTACCGGCAGGTCCCGGTCCGCTGGCGCGGCCGGTCGACGTGGCTGATGAACCCGTTCTACTCGCTCGGCATCAAGGCGCTCGGTACGGCACTGTCGGCCAGCTACACGACCGACGCGACCATGGGCACCGCCGGCACCCTGCTCGGACGGCCCGTCGTCGAGTCCGACGAGGCGCCGTCCACGCAGACGACCACGGCGAACGACAATGCGATCGTCTTCGGCGATTTTAGTAACTTCATCATTGTCGACAAGCCAGGAAGTGCCAGTATTGAGCTGATCCCCCATATGTTCAATACTTCGAATAACCTTCCCGATGGCCGGCGTGCGTGGTTCATGCACTTCAGGTCCGGGAGCGATTCCGTAAACGACCTCGGGTTCCGGCTCCTTCAGGAGAAGACATCGGCGTAGGTCGATATATAGGTGGTGCTACGCTGGTCGTAGTCGCCCTCGGCTGATCCCCGAGGGAAGGGGGTCCCGGCGCTCCAGGCGCCGGGCCTCCGCCTCACCTGGAGAGAGACGATGACGAGAGGCGTGCCCCGCAACCCGGTTCCCTTGGATTGCGCCCACTGTGGTACGACGTTCCTGCCAACCAATGGGAACGCGCGGAACTGCTCAAGGGAATGCAAGAGGAAGCGGCAGAGAGAACTTCGTTGCGAACGGTTTCGACAGTCTGCAAGTCGTAAGTGTTCGCGCTGTCAGATCGTTAAGCCATCGCCTGAATTTGGCGACCGCAGCAACAGTTGCAAGCCGTGTCAGGCTGAGTACGTCAAGCAGTACCTGAAGACAAACCCCGGGTATCGGCGCAACCTCACGATTGCTCGGCACGGTCTGACGCCGGAGTCGTACCGGGAGATGCTGGAGCGGCAGGACGGGTCTTGCGCCGTCTGTAGGCGCGTGGAGCCCGGCGGGCACGGTGTCTGGCACATCGACCACGACCACGGCTGCTGCCCCGGCTCGTATGGGTGCGCGCGGTGTGTTCGGGGAATCCTCTGTCACTACTGCAATTTGATGATCGGGATGGCAGGAGAAGACCCGGCCGTGCTCACTGCGGCCATTCGCTACCTAGGAGACAGCATGGTGTACGCGAAGAAGAAGTCGGGCGACCCGGACTTCGACGACAAGGTGCCGCTGGAGCAGCAGATCGGCGAGCGTCGCGAGGTCGACGGTGAGACGGTCGTGATCCACGAGGCTGTCGGCCCGGTGGGTTCGGACGGTTCGCACCGTGACCTGGAGCCGGTCGAGGACGCCGATGACCGCCCGGACGCGAAGAACGCGGACGTTCCGGACGGCCTGGAGGACCGGGACGACAAGGCGAAGGAGCGGGCCGAGGAGGACCGCGAGGCCGCCATGGTGGAGCCGGAGGCGACGACGGAGTTCTCTGCTGACCCGGCACCGGCGTCGGACTTGGGCTCGGCGAGGTCGAGCCGGAAGAGCAAGTCCGACAGGTAGGGCAAGTACCGACGGCCCGGAGACGCGCAGGGCTCCGGGCCGTCACCCTGCGCACCTGCGTGAGGAGTGAGATGGGCAAGCTGTACAGGGTTCGGCCGGGCAAAGAGGCCATGGTGCGCGATCCGGACACGGGCGGGTTCACGGTGCCGTCGCTGACGGAGGCGTACCCGGAGGATCACGCGCTGGTCAGGGCGTACCCGCACATGTTCGCGACCGACGACGAGCTCGCGGCTGAGCGTGAGGCGCCGGTGGAGCAGGCGACCGCGCGGCCGGGTGAGAAGCGGACGACCCGCCGGTGACGGCGGTGGTTGAGGGGTCTGTCGTTGTCGGCTACCTCGACGCCGGGAAGTGGTCCGCCTGCTTCGGCCTCAGCTACCGTGACCTGCTGATCCACGACCTGCTCGGCCCCCAGCGGATCATCCGCGAGAATGGCAAGGAGCTGCGGAAGGTTGCCGGCACGATGGGTGTCGCGGCCGGCCGCAACGAAATCTGCCTGGACTTCCTGCTGACCGACGGCGAGTGGCTGTGGTTCATCGACACGGACATGGGCTACGGACCGGACACAGTTGACCGCCTGGTGAAGTCGGCGGACCCGGTCGACCGGCCAATCATGGGCGGGCTGTGTTTCGCGCAGAAGCGGCAGGCGCGCGGCGACTTCAACGCCGAGCGGTTCCGGGTCGCGCCGACGGTGTACGAGTACCTGGACCTGGGGGACGAGATCGGGTTCCGGCCGCTGTTGGACTACGGCCGTGACCAGGTCCTCAAGCCCGCCGCTACCGGGGCGGCGTGTCTGCTGCTGCACCGCGACGCGCTGGTGAAGGTGCAGGCGAAGTACGGCGATGCGTGGTTCGAGCCGTTGACGCACCCGACCGGGGCGAAGGGCAGGCCGCGGACGTTCTCCGAGGACCTGTCGTTCTGCGTGCGCGCGGCGGGTGCCGGTGTGCCGGTTCATGTGGACACGTCTGTCAAGACCTGCCACGAGAAGGGTGGGATCTTCCTCGACGAGGACGCCTTTGACCGGCAGCAGCGCCTCGCCGAGCTGGAAGCGGCCACGTGAGGCTCAATCTCGGCTGTGGTCGGGACGTGCGGCCGGGTTGGGTCAACGTGGACGCGACCCCGGGTGATGGTGTCGACGTCGTGTTCGACCTGGACTCCGGCGTGCCGTTGCCGTTCGACGACTGCTCGGTGTCGGAGGTCTACGGCTCGCACGTGCTGGAGCACCTGCACCGGCCACTTCCGCTGATGCAGGAGTTGTGGCGGGTGGCCCGGCCGGGTGCTACGGCCCGGTTCCGGGTGCCGTACGGGTCGTCTGATGCCGCCGATGAGGACCCGACGCATGTGCGGCGGCTGTTCCTGCACTCGTGGAGCTACTTCTCGCAGCCGTTCTATTGGCGCGCGAGCTACGGGTACCGGGCGGACTGGCGGACGGTGCGGGTCGTACTCCAGGTCGAGTCGATGTTCGCGCACGGGTCGGATGACGAGGTCATGGCGGCGGTGCGGGTGTACCGCAACGTGGTGCGGGAGATGGTCGCGACCCTGACCGCGGTGAAGCCGGCCCGGCCGGCGGATGCGGCGTTGCAGCAGCCGTTTGACGTGGTGTTGGAGCGGCCGAAGGAGGCGTCGTGAGACAGCGTCCGTCTGGGCTGTGGGTGCCGCACGCGTTCGACTTCTGGGAGCACCGCCGCACCAGGCGCACGGTGACGCTGCGGACGGGTGAGCGGGCGCTGCGCACGGTCGACGACTCGGGCACGGTGTTGCAGGTCGAGACGGCCGAGCGGCTGGACGCGGTGGTGCGTCCGAAGACCATTCGTTACAAGCTACGCAAGGTGGGGTGAACGTGTCGCGTGCCGATGAGTTGAATGCCGAGCTGCGCGTCGTCGACCTGGAGCAGCGCCTCGTCGAGGCGAAGGGTTCCGCGATGGACGATGACGAGTTTCGGGCGTTGAAGGATGAGCTGCGCGCGGCGCGGCAGGAGTACCGGGAGCTTCGCGAGGGCCGTGGCGCGGGCGATGGTGAGGCCCGTCCGGAGTCGGTGTCGGCGTCGGCGCAGGTAGAGGAGTAGGGCTTTGGCGATCACGGCGTCCGGGTTGTACGGGCTGAGCCTGGAAAAGATGATGATCGACACTCTGGGCGAGAGCCTGGAGGCCGAGGACAACAAGGTTCTGCTGGTCACGGACTCGGAGGCGCCGAACTTCGACACCCACGACTTCCGGGCGGACATCGCCGCCGAGGTCACGGGGACTGGGTATACGGCCGGCGGTACGGCTCTGACGTCGACTGAGGTCACCCTGTCCGGTGGGGTGCTGACGTTCGACGGGGCTGATGTGTCGTGGGCCAGCAGCACGATCGCGAACGCGATGGCGGCGGTGCTGTACACGAACGTCGGTTCGTCGGCGACGGACCAGCTCATCCTGCTGTCGGACTTCGTCAGTGCGGCGTCGAGCAGTAGCGGGACGCTGACCGTCCAGTGGTCCGCCAGCGGCCTGTTCACGCTCGACTACACCCCGTGATGCGGTAACGCCACCACCGAGCGGTAAGGGTGTGATCGCGTGGCCGCGTCGCTGGTCCAGTACAACGAGGCCGCGCAGAATACCGGGCTGGCGACGGTCACGGCCACCCTGGACTCGGGTGCGACGGCGGGGAACCTGCTGGTCCTCATCGTCGGGTCGGACGACTACAACTCGACCCCGCCGACCGGGTTCACCGAGTCGACCGGCTGCGGCCAGGAGACGTTCCTGGGCCACTACGTGTGGTGGAAGGTCGCGGCCGGCGGTGAGACGTCGGTGCAGTACACGATCGGTTCGGCGTCGCCGTCGTGCTGGATCGTCTCCGAGTGGTCGGGCCTGACGGGGACGCCGTACGACACCAGCAACGGCCAACTCACGGCGTCGTTCGGTAACAGCTACACGACCCCGACGATTACCCCGACGTCCGGTGACCGGCTGCTGATCGGCTCCATCGGTGGCGCGCGGGGTGCGGCCGGCACAACCGATCTGAACACGTGGACGGACTCGTTTACCGAGGTCGTCGACATTGAGACGGTGCTCGGGTCGGGGACGCGGGACATCATCGGCCTCGCCTACCGGACGGTCACGGCGAACGGGTCGACCGGCTACAGCACGGGTGCGACGTACAACCAGGGGCCGGAGGCCCGTACCGGGATCATCGTCGCGTTCAAGGTTGCGGCCGGTGGGACGGATGCGACCGCGACCCCGGCGGTCATCGCGGCGACGTCGGCGGTGCCTCGGGCGGCGTTGAACTCGACCGTCGGCGGCGTGGTGATCGCGCGGTCGGTGGTGGTGCCGCAGGCGACGCTGGTCACGGCGGTGCTGCCTGCGACGGTGGCGGCCGCCACGGCGGCGGCCAGGGCGGGCCTGAACATCTCGGCCGGGCCCGCCGTGGCGGCCTCGACGACGGCGGTGCCGCGGCCGGGCGTGAACGTCTCGGCCGGCGCGGTGGTCCTGTCGGGGTCCGCGGCGGTTCCGTCAGCAACTGTCAACTCCCTGGTCGGTGCGGCAGTCATCCCGTTGGTCGCCGCGGTGCCGGCGGCGACGGTGAGTGTGGGTGGGTCGGCGACGGCGCAGCCCGCTGTCGTGGCCGTAGCGGCTTCGCTGCCGGCCGCTGCTGTCTCTGCCGGCGCGAGTGTCGCCCCGGCCGTCGTGGTGGCGCTGGGGGCCGTGAACCGGCCCGCTGTAATGGCCGCTGCCGGCCCAACAGCGCTCGCCGCAGCAGTCACCATGCCTGCGGGCGGCGTCAACAGCACCGTCGGTGGCCAGATCGTGACCGCGTCGGTGACGCTGCCGCAAGCAGCGCCCAGCGGTGCCGTCGTCGCCGGCCCGGCCACGATCGCCACCCTGGTCGCCCTGCCGCAGGCGGGGTTCTCGTCCGGGGCCGGCCCTGCCGTGATCGCGGCCACGGTGACGCTGCCGCTGCCCGTCGTTGGCGGCACCATCACCGCCGGCCGGATCGCGGCCACCACGGCGGCGGCGGGCATGTCGTCGAGCACCACGAGCGCACGGCTGGCCACGAGCAGGGGGTGACATGACCTACGACGTCGGCGACGCTGTGCGCCTGTCGACCACCGTCACCGACGTTGACGGGGTCGCTACCGCTGCCACGATGGCGCTGCTGGTGACGAAGCCGGACGGAACGACGACCAGTCCGGCGATCACGAGCCCGTCGACCGGCGTCTACCGGGCCACGGTTACCGCCGACCAGCCCGATACCTGGCATTACACGTGGACGGCGTCGGGGGCGGTTGTCGCCGTCGAGCACGGCCAGTTCACCGTCACCGCCCGCCGCACCCTGTTCGCCTCGCTGGAGGACCTGAAGCGGCAGCTCAACATACCGGCGACGGACACGACGCAGGATGACGAGATCCGCGTGCACCTGGAGGCGGCGAACGACATTGTCGAGTGGATGGTGGGCCCGGCCACCCCGACGGAGGTCACGGAGACCGTCTACGCCTCGAACACGGACCTGCTGCTCACGCGGCGGCCGGTGACCGCGGTCACGGCTATCACGGCGCTGACGCACGCGTCGGTGGTGGATGTGGCTGACCTGGTCGTCTATTCGTCGTCGGGTGTGATGCGCCGGGCGTCGGGGCTGAGCTTCTACGGGCAGTACGAGGTCGAGTACACGGTCGGGTTCGCGGCGATCCCGGCGGCGGTGAAGCTCGCCACGCTGATCATCGCGCAGCATCTGTGGCAGACGCAGTCCGGCGGCGGCGGTCTGCCGTTCCCTGGCACCGACCAGTTGGTGCCGTCGGGGATGGGGTTCGCGATCCCGAACCGGGCGCGTGAGCTGCTGCGGCCGTATTCGCCGCCACCCTCGCTGATGGTGGGCTGATGGCGACGTCGGCTGTCTGGGAGGTCCTGGACGCCCTGGTGGCCCTGTTCGCCGCCGATGCGACGCTGGCCGCGGCCGGTGTGCGGGTGGTTGACGGGCCGCCGACGACGGACCTGTCGCCGCCGAACCTGCTGTTCGTCGGCTCGGCGCCCAGCGACCCGAACGACGACAGCCCGGACGCGTCCTTCAGCCAGTCGTGGGGTGAGCTGGGCGCGCGGGCGAAGTACGAGGACCTGATCGTGCGCTGCGAGCTGTGGGTGCGGTCCGGGTCGCAGGACATGGCTGCCCGCCGCGACACGGCGAAGGCGCTGCTGGACGCGATCGAGGCGGCGTTGCGCACCAACTACACCCTGGCCGTCGGCCGGCTGCTGTGGATCCATCTGGCGGCTGCTGAGATTCGCCAGATCCAGACGCAGGCGCCGACCGGCTCGACTGTCGCTGTCTCGTTTACCCTTGCCGGCCGGGCCCGGCTGTCTTAGGAGGTCCTGTGCCGACGATCGTGAGGCTGCGCAACGTCAGCGGCCAGACGCTGGAGGTGGCGCCGCTGGCCGGCCGTGTCGTCGGCGCCGACACCGTGGTCGACTTGGCCGGCGAAGTGCTCGACGAGAAGGCCGCCGCCGAGCAGGGCTTCAACTGGCCGGACGACGCGTATCTGATCTCGGCGGGGAACCCGCCGGTGGTCCGCGCGTGGCCGCACGCGCAGTGGCGTACCGACAAGCGCGCGCCGAAGTCCCCGACCGCTGACACCGTCACCACCGAGGAGCAGTAATGGCGATCGGCGCTGGCATCTGCGCGCAACTCGGCCTTGCCGAGGAGTCCACCGTAGGCACGGCCGTGACCGTGACGCGCTTTTACGAGGTGGACAGCGTCGAGCCGACCCACGAGAAGGTCACGAAGGTGTCCGAGGGTCTGCGGGCGTGTGGCCGTGGGCATCGGGAGCGCAACCGGGTGGTGACGGGCAAGAGCGTGTCGGCGCAGGTCGGCATGACCGCCATGTCCAAGGGCCTCGGCGTGTTCTTCAAGCATGCGCTGGGGACGGTGTCGACGGCGCAGCTTGCGGCGTCGCTGACGTATCGGCAGATCCACCTGGTCGGGGACCTGACGGGTAAGGGTCTGACGGTGCAGGGCGGCTTCCCTGAGAGCTACTCCGGGACGGTGCGGCCGTACACGTGGAACGGGTGCAAGGTCACCGAGTGGCAGCTCAGCAACCAGATGGACGACCTGGTCAAGCTGAGCCTGACCCTGGACGGCTGGAACTGGACGAACGCGACCGCGCTCGCCACGGCGTCGTATCTGGCGTCGCTGGAGGCGTACCACTGGGGGCAGATGACGGCGACGTTCGGCGGCACCGTGTCCACCGGCTCCGGGCGGACCACGATCTCCGGCGGCACCACGATCAAGGGCCTGCGCGGGATCACCCTGTCCGGCACGAACGCCCTGCGCACCGACCGGCGGGTCGCCGGCGGCGCCGGGATCAAGGCCGAGCAGTTGGAGAACGGGTTCCGCGAGTTCACCGGCGAGTTGGACATGGAGTTCGCGGACCGGACGCAGCTCGTCGACCTGTATGACGCGGACACGAGCACGGCGCTGCAGTTCGCGTGGACCGGCGTGACGAACGACGGCAGCGGCAACTTCCCGGTGCTGCGGGTCACCTATCCGAAGGTCAAGTTCGACACCGGCGCGCCGAGCATCGGTGGCCCGGACGTGCTCGACAACAACATGAGCTTCACCGCGTACGAGGAAGACGCCGGCACCCACCCGCTCATTCAGGTGGAAGTAGAAGGACAAGACACCGCCCCGTGATCCAGATCCGGGTGCGGGGCGAGGACCGGCTGCAGGACGCGGCACGCAACCTGCGCCGTGCGCCCGGTCACCTACGGCGCGAGTTCACCTCGACGCTGCGCCGTACCGCCCGGCCGGCCGTGCTGGCGGTTCAGCGCGCGATACGCGGCGCTGAAATGCCCGGCCAGCGTCTGCCCGAGTACAGGACACTGCCCGACGGGCGGAAGGTGCGCCGCCGCGCCTTCACGGCATCTCCGTCGAGGGGCACGCGGGCACGCATCGCGTCGAAGGTCGACTTCGCGGTGGCCTCGCTCGGGGACGGGTCCCGACTGACGATCCGGCTGCAAGATCTCGCCGTGCCGGCGAACATCCGACCGCTGGTCAAGTACCTGACCGGCCGATCGAGGCGGGGCACGCGCCTACGGCATCCCGTCATGGGAAACCGGGAGGTGTGGGCGCAGCAGCACGTTCCGGACGTGTGGTGGCCGACGCTGCGTCGGCACATGGGCCGCATCAACCGCGGTGTCGCCGACGCCGTGCGCACTGTCGAGGACGCCATCGGGCGAGGAGTGTGACCGTTTGAAGCTCAGCCTGCGCATGAGCCCGGAGGATCAGGAACGCTACGGCGGACCGGAGTGGATCGAGTTCGACTATGCCCAGGTCGCCGATGAGGAACTGTCGGTGCTGGAGGAGTTCGAGACCGTCACCGGGTTGACGATCACTGAGTTCGGTGCCGAGGTCGGCCGCGGTTCGGTCAAGGGGATCCGGGCGATGTTGTGGCTGGCGCGGCGGATGGCCGGCTGTGTCGACGAGTGGGCGTCGTTCCAGCCGAAGATCCTGAAGGTGGAGACGGAGTCCGACGAGGCGGATGATGCTGACCCCCCGGACGCGACCGCCGGCAACCGCGCGGCTCGGCGCGCGGCCGCACGAAAGACCGCCGTCTCAAAGACTTGATCCGCGAGTACGGCCCCGACATGGGCCATCTGCTGCACGCGCAGCCGTGGGACATCCGCCGCTGGACGTACACCGAGTTCTACGACCGCATGGGCTGGGTCGACGCGTACCGCAAGGCGATGACGTCGAAGGGGTGACGCGTGGCGATCAATCTGCTGGTCAACGTGCGCGCCACCGGCGAGCAGGCGCTGCGCAACCTCGGCCGCCAGTTCACCCGCCTGTCGAACGAGATCGGAAACGTTCGCCGCCGCAACCGCGGTGCCCTCGGCGACATGGTCCGTGACCTGGCCCGCCTCGGGCGGGCCGGCGCCGCGGCGGGGGTCAATGCGATCGGGGAGGGTATCCGCCGGATCGGTAACGCCGCCATGTCGGCGGCGCCCGCGCTGGGGAAGTGGGCGGCGATCATCGTCTCCATCGCCGCGCTCGCGGTGCCGCTGGTCGCCACGATCGGCAACCTCATCCCGCTGCTGATGCTGATCGCCCCCGCGACGCTGACCGCGGTCGCCGCGTTTTCGACGCTGAAGCTGGCCTTCGCCGGGGTCGGGGACGCGCTCAAGGCCGGGCTTGAGGGCGACATCGAGAAGTACACCGAGGCGATGCGCAAGCTCGCCCCGGCCGCGCAGGAGACCGTCGCCAAGCTCGTCGCCCTCGCGTCGGTGTGGCGCCGGATCCGCGGCGACGTACAGCAGTCGTTCTTCAAGGGCGCCGCGGCCGAGTTGCAGCGGCTCAGCGATGCGGCGGCGCCGCTGGCGAGCCGGTGGCTGCCTGCGTTGGCCGAGCAGTTCCGTAAGGCCGCGGTCGGGATCTCGCGCGTGGTTGAGGCGAGCATCCAGTCGGGGCAGATGGAACGCATCTTCGCGTCGGTGTCCCGCATCCTCGATGGTCTGCTGTCGACGCTGGCGCCGCTGTCGCAGGCGTTCCTCGACATCGCCGAGACGGCGGGTCCGACGCTGGCCGGCATGTCGAAGTCGGCGGGCAACCTCGCCGAGAAGTTCGCCGCGTGGATCCGCGAGGCCAAGGAATCCGGCAAGCTCAAGGGGTGGCTGGACAAGGCCAAAGAGACCCTTGACCAGCTTGAACGTATCGCCGGCAACGTCGGCCGCATGATCAAAGCGATCTTCACCGGCGGCCAGGAGTCCGGCGAGGACTTCCTCGACACCCTGGAGAAGCTCACCGACAAGTGGGCCGACTGGATGGCGAGCCCTGACGGGCAGAAGTTCGTCGACAACCTCGGCAAGATCTCCGTCGCGCTCGTCCAGATCACCGCGCTGACCGGCAGCCTGATAGGGCTGTGGAGTTCCTGGGCCGGCGGTATCAGAACGATCTGGTCGATCTTCGTGAACTACGCGCTGTTCTCCATCGGCACCGTGCTGACCGGGCTGGAGAAGCTGCTCGGCTGGGTGCCGGGCATGGGCGGTGCGCTGCGGAAGGCGAAGTCGGAGTTCGACGCGTTCGCCGCCGGCGCGACCAAGGCGCTGAACAGCATCCCCGACGTGCACGTGACCGTGTTCGCCAACGTCAAGTACCGCGACCCGGGCCGCAACGTGCAGGGCAACTCCGTATACGTGTCCGGCGAGGGCGGCCGTGCCGCCGGCGGGCCGGTCATGGCCGGGCGGACCTACCTCGTCGGCGAGCAGGGCCTGCCCGAGCTGTACACCCCGTCCCGCTCCGGCTACGTCCATTCGGGGACGGAGACAGCGCGCATGCTCGGCGGCCGCAGCAGCAGCGGCGACGTGGACGTGGCCGCCCCGGTCGTCCTGCAACTGGACACGGAGACGGTGTGGCAGGGCCTGCTGCGGTTCAAGCGCCGCGCCGGCAAGGTGACGCTGGGGTTGGCCTGACGTGGCGCCGTGGGAGTTCTACCGCGTTGAGGCGGCGTTGACGACGGCGCCGGACGAGTTCCCGCCCGCCTGGACAGATGTGACCGGCTACGTCGAGGCGTGGGATGTGCAGGCCGGGCGGGCGACGGAGGCCGACGGCATCGAACCGTCCCGCCTGACCGTGGTGTTGAACAACGCCGACCACCGGTTCACGCCCGGCAACACCACGTCGCCGCTGTACCCGTACTGGCGCCACGCCCGCCGGCTACGCGTCGTCGAGGTGCTCGGCTACCAGTCGTTCCCTGTGTTCGACGGGTACATCGAGGAGCCCGACGTCGACGACTGGGCGGCGTGCGGGGACCAGATCGTGTCCGTGACCGCGATCGACCGGCCCGGCCGGATGGACCGCGCCCCGGCTTTCATTTCGACCCTGGGCGCACACGTCCTCGGCACCGCCGCCGGCCTGCAGGCGTACTACCCGATGGGGGATGCCGGCGCCCCGCTCGGCGACCGGTCCGGCAACTCCCGCGAAGGGCTGCGTCCGGTCGAGACCCGCAGCTACCTGGGCACCGCCACCACCCCGACCGGGCGGCTCGCCGTCGACTACGCCGCCGAACTGTCCGCGCCGGGCGATGACCTGCCCGGGGCGCGACTGTCGGTGCCGGTCGTCGCCATCCCGGGCCTGTTCCCGGACACCTCGTACGCGTTGCAGACGACGTGGGGCACACCGGTCACCCTCGCCGCGGGGCAGACGGTGACGGTCGTGGTGTGGGTCACCCCGAATGAGGTCCACGCCCAGAACTGGTTCGCGGCGTCCCTGTACGGGTTCCGGTTCTTCCTGCAGCTTCGACGCGATTCGGTCGAAAACAAGTGGATGGCCGACGCGTTCGACTTCGACGGCACCCTCAGCCTTGAGGTGCTGGGTGACCTGCCCGTCTACGGGAAGGCGTACCCGGTCGCCATGCAGTACGGCTGGACCCCGAACACGCTGAAACTGTGGGTCGACGCCGACGAGTACACCGGCACCCCGGTCGGCACCGGCCCGGCGTCGGAGCCGTTCACCGACTTCGCGGTGGGCCGCCTGATGGACGGGGTCGTCGGGCACGCCCAGGTGTATGTGGGTGACTACACCCACGACGACTTCCTCGCTCAGCGCGAGGTGGGGCGCGACGGCCTGGACGGGCAGCGGACCGACGAGCGGGTAGCCACCGTTGCCTCCTATGCCGGCATTCCGGCTACCGAGCTCGTGCTGGACCGTGGCGCCGGGTACATGCAGCAGGCGGCGCTGGCCGGTAAGCGGCCGATCGAGGCGATGCGTGAGGCGGCCACCACCGAGCAGGGGCGCCTTGTCGCCGACGGTGACGGCCGGCTGGTGTTTCATTCCCGTACGCGTATCTACAACGTCTAGGAGGTCGGGTGGCGATCACCGGTGTCGACTCGCTCATCGCCGGCCTGCTGGCCCCGCGCGAGGTGTCCAAGGCCGCGTTCACCGGTGAGGCGGCCGGTGAGCGGCACAGCTCGTTCTACCTGGCCGGCCTGCCCGGGGCTGCGGCGGCGCCGTCGCCGGGTGTCAACGGTGCGGCGCTGACTACCTACGCGGGGCAGATCGACTTCCCGGCGGCGGTGTCCGGCGCCAACGTCTACCTGGCCGGCCTGGACGTGGTGCAGGGCGCCAACGTGGGCAGCGTCGCCCTGCTGGACCGGCTGTGGCACAACTCGGGCCTGACGGTGACCACGACGACGTCGCAGTCCATCACGTCCCCGGCGTGGCCGGCCCGCGACATCGCCGGGTCGACCAACGGTGCCGGCATCGGCGTGGCGATCGAGGTGTCGACGGCCACCACGAACGGCTCGGCCATCACGAACACGACGCTGAGCTACACCAACAGCGACGGCACCGCCGGCAAGACGGGCACGATCACGTCGTTTCCCGCGACCGCGGTCGCCGGGACGTTCGTGCCCTTCGCGCTCGCCGCCGGGGACAAGGGTGTCCGGTCGGTCCAGTCCGTGACGTTGGGCACCAGCTACGGCGGCGGCGCCATCCACCTCGTCGCCTACCGGCCGATCGCCGTGGTCGGAACCCCCGTCGCCGGGGTGTCCGTGCCGCTGGCGCCGGGCCGGCCGGTCCGCATGTACGACACGTCGGTGCCGTGGCTGGTGTACGTGCTGGCCGGCACCGCCGGGGGCGTGGTGTCCGCGCTCGTGCAGTACACGCAGGGCTGACGTGTCGACCGGCCTCGGCCAACACCGCACCCTCGCCGGGCTGGTGCCGTGGAACGTCCAGTACACGCTGCCCGGCCAGGCCACCATCGGCTCGCCCGGCTGGCAGGTCGCCGCGGACTGGTACTGGGGCGCCTACCCGCCGGCCCCGGCCGAGATCCCGTACGACTGGCTGGCGTCGCCGGTGACGTTCCGCCTCGACAAGCCGATCAACGTGGCCGAGGTGACCCGGACCGGCGGCGCCGCCGCCCGCGCCACCAGCGCCGCATCGGTGACCGAGTACGGCGAGTACGCCCGCGCCTTCACCATCGAATCCACCGTCGACGACGACCCGGCCAACCTGGCCGCGTTCACCGTCGCCTACCACGCCGACCCGCGCGTGCGCTGCCCACAGCTCACCGTGGACCTGCTGCCCCGCACCGACCTGGAGCGGTGGCGCATCCTCGACCTGTCCATCGGCGACCGGATCACCGTCACCGGCGTCCCTGCCACCTGGCCCGAAGGCGCCGACTCGCTGGTCATCGAGGGTGCCCGGCACGTCTGCGCCGACGGCGGCCGCACGGTGACATGGAACACGGTGCCCGTCGTCGGCGAGGACCCGGGCGTGCCCGGGCCGTGGTTCCGGCTCGACGAGAGCCTGCTCGACGGCACCGACCTGCTGCCCTTCTAGGAGGCCCCGTGGCGACCGTCCCGAACTTCGCCCCCGGGGTGCTGGCCTCGTCGAGCCTGAACGCGCTGGGCGACATCGTCCAGGACGCCGACGACGCGCTGAACGCCGCATGGGTCTCCTACACGCCGACCTGGTCGACGTCGGCAACCCAGCCCGTCCTCAACAACGGGACACTTACCGGCCGGTACCGGCTCTTCGGCTCCGGCCTGGTGCACGTCGAGATCGCTTTCAAGGCGGGTTCGACGACCACGTACGGCACCGGCCAGTGGGCGTTTTCGCTGCCGGCCGCGGCGTCGGCGGCGGCGTCGAGCGTGGAGGCCGCGACCGGGCCGCTGTACATCAACGACTCGGGCACGACGAGCCGCACCGGCTGCTGCGTGGTCTCCAGCTCGACCGATCTCGCGCTTGAGGCCACGACGGGTGGTATCACGGCGACCGCGCCGCAGACGTGGGCCAACAACGACCAGATCCGCCTGTCCATCGCCTACCAGCCCACATAGGAGGCCCTGTCGTGGACCCGATCGCTGTGCCCGGCCATGGCCTGCTCCTCGACGGCGACGGCGGCCGCGTGTCGGTGTGCCGCGAGCTCGCGTACGACTGGCTGACCAGCCGCGGCGTGGACGAGGTCACCGCCGATCTGGTCACCCACAGCGCCGCGGTCGAGCGGGCGTGGTGGGGCGGCGAGGAGGCGGGGTTCGTCGCCGAAGGGCACCAGCAGGCCCGGCTGGTCACCGTCGTGCAGATCCCGGACGACGTGCTCCGACAGGCGAGCTGACGTGGCCCGCGCGCTGTGGCTACCCGCCGTGCTGCGCGCGGCCGGGCTGACCGTGCACGAAGTGTCCGGCTGGCAGTCCCGCGGCGGCGCCACCTTCGACCCGCGCGGCATCATCGTCCACGCCACCGCCGGATCCCGGACTGCGCCCGACCTGGCCGAGATCAAGGTACTGCTGACCGGGTCCGCGTCGGCGCCGGCACCGATCGCGCAGCTCTACCTGTCCCGCACCGGCCACTGGCACGTCGTCGCGTCGGGGCGCTGCAACCACGCCCTCCTCGGCCAGCGGGGGACACCGCTCGCCGGCCTCGGCAACACCAACCTGCTCGGCATCGAGGCCGCCAATGACAACCGCGGCGAGCAGTGGCCGCCGGCCATGTACGAGTCGTACACGCGCGGCGTCGCCGCGATCTGCCACTGGATGGGCTGGCCCGTCGAACGGGCCGTCGGGCACAAAGAGCACCAGCCGCTGGGCAAGACCGACCCGACGTTCAACATGCCCGCGTTCCGCATGCGGGTTGCAAGCCACCTCAACTCGATCGCATCAGGAGGCACCATGGGTTTCCTCGCGGACAACGACGCCGCCGCGCTGGCCTGGCGGGTCGACGCCCTCCACGCGGGCACGCCGACCGTGCGAGGCGGCCCGTACAAGGGCGAACCGATGGCCCTCATCCAAATGGTCAACGCGCTGCTCGGCGACGTCGCCGAACTGAAGGACCGCCCCGCCGCCACCGTTGTCCTGACGGAGGCTGACCGGGCCGCGATCGTCGCAGACCTGGCCGCCGCGCTGCGGCCCGTCATCGACGAGCAGCTCGACCAGGCATTCCGGGGCGGCGCCGACGCGGACACCCCGTAGCCGCAGGACGGGGGTACGGTGGAAGCGCTGCTGAACCTGCCGTCCACCGTATTCATCCAGGGCGGGGCCGTCATGTTGTTGGCCGCGACGGTGTGGCTGGTCATGACCGGCCGCCTCGTCCCCCGCTCAACCGTCGAAGACGCCCGCGCCGACCGCGACGGCTGGCGCAAGACCGCCGAGGCCGAGCAGGAAATCAACCGCATCCGCGCCAACCAGTTCGACGAGCTCCTCGAATTGGCCCGCACGACCGACCAGGTGATCCGCGCCCTTCCGCAGCCGGGGCAGCGGCCACCGAGGGGGCAGCGGTGAGGTGGTGGGGCTGGTGGCGTCGTAGGCCGAAGTGTGCCCCGCGCGGGGAGCAGGCGCACCGCGAGGCTGAGGGCCGGCTGCGCGAGGTGAAGGAACGCTGGCCCGACGTGCGCGAAGTGTCCGAGTCGCTGCGCCAGCACCAGCAGCGCAACGGGTTCGGTGACGCCATGATGTCCCTGTTCCGGGGGGGTCCGACGTGAAACTGGGCGGTCCGGAACTGGTGGCCCTGGTCGCGTCGTGCGTGGTGCTGGCCGCCGACGTGGCGTTCATCGCCCTCAACCACGCCTGGACAGCCTGGCGGCGTAACCCGTGGGGCCGGCACGTGATGCTGTTCTCCTACGTGATCGCCGCCCTGCTGGCGCTCGGCCTGGCCCGGCTGGTGCTCGGCGACTACCCGTGGCGGCGACACCTGATCGCCGCGTTTTACTGCGCGCTGGCGTTGGTGATGTGCCAGCGGGTGTGGCTGGTGGTGCGTGAACACCGCGCCGGCCGGCGCCACCGGTAGGTCACAGGTCCCCGAGGATCTGCTGCCGGCGCTCCCGGCCCAACGCCCGGACCGCGTCGGCGTGCCACAGCGCCTCACCGCTGGCCTTGTACGCCACCGGCCGGATCTTCCACCGCTGCGTCAGGATGCTGCGGGTGACCGCCAGCGTCTTGTACCCGAGGTAGTCCCGGACCTGGCTCGTCGTCCACTCCTCCGGTTCCATGCCGCCCATCACACCAGGAGGAGCCCGTGACGCACAGCGCACCGCAGCCGTTGCCCATGCCGGCGCCGGCCTCCGTCGACGCGTGGACCCGCGCGTTCCGCACCTTCGCGTGGAACCTGTTCATCACCGTCGTCGCGACGGTGGCGGTGGGGATGACGGCCGCGCTCGGCGACCTTCGTTGGACCGGCGACTACTGGACGGCGCTCGGCCTGAAGCTGGCCGCCGACGTCCTCACCGCCGTGGTCGCGTACATCGCGCGCCTCGTCATCCCGCCACCCATCACGTAGCTACCCTGAGCAACATCC